AGAAGTTCTTAATGACATCGCTGTATCAACTCAAACCGCAATGTTCTTTGACGAGTACAACAACCTTGTTCTTATGAGCAAGGAATACATGCTTCCACAAAATACTACGGAGAGGCCAACAGACATTACCCTGTATGGCTCTAACGACTTTGAGCGTGATGGCCTAATTAACAACAAGTCTACAAAGCCAAAGCTAGCAAACATTATTGAGCTAAGCTCTCAGCAAGACCAAGTATTTAATGATGGTAGGGTCTCGTATACTAACAGATACATTCAAAGATCTTATGGATCACTACGCCAGGCATCTATGATTGACAAGGATAAGACTTGGATATATAAGCCAGCCTTGCTCTGGGAAGTAGCAGGAACTGAGAATACTAAGTCTGTTAATGATGTTGTTAATAATCAGTCTAGCTTTGTGTTGGGAGCAATTCCACTAGAGTCAGCACTATCAGCTACCGTTCCATTCGTGCAAAACGGTATTCTTCAAAACAACATTATGAATTTTGGCGAAAGCGTCTATTGGATTACAAGATACAACGGATACTTCTATGCTAATGGTGAGATCATTAAGTTTGATGCTGTAGAGTATGAGATTCCAGGCGTGAGCCGTAATGTATTCCAGAGAACTGATAACGGGCAGGTTAGTGCATCTACTGTAGCTGGATCTGCAATTGGCAGGGTATGGATTACTAGCGTTAGAGAATATCAGAAGTATTTTGCCAAGTTGCCATTTAATGGAAAGATGTATCCTACAGGTCGTGTAAGAATCTACTCTGAGCCAAACTATGTAACTGTGAATGGTGTAGAGAGACTAGCTGATGGCCCTGTAGCCAAGCACGGTCGTAGTCAGTTTGGAACGCCAGTTGTTGCTCACCAAGCTGGACTATCATCTTATTGGACATCGAACTCCTCTGTACGTGGTTGCTCTATGAAATCTTCACAGTTGTTTGGTGCTGCAGAAGATACAACCATTCAGGTAGGTGCAGCTGGACAAAGTAACTCTATTGCTACAAACTCCACAAGGGTTGGAGTAATTAAGAATTTCTTGACCTACTCTCCATCGTCAGAAAATGTAACCCAGAACACAATCGCACCTGGAACAATCCAGTCCTCTGCTCTTGTTTTTACTGGTCCATCTTTTACAACTACACAAACCCCGATTGATTTTGTTTCCTATATCCACAAGCCACTAGACAATAGATACAAGCATTTTGGAACTAGGGCTAGAATTATTGGCAAGATTGAAAACAGCGAGACCAGTGGTCAAACACCAACTGGAGCATCTCAGTACTACGTTGGAAATCCTAACAGTCCAGTGCAGCCAGTAACAATTAGCGGTGCATCTGGTGGACTGGCAGTGCTTCTCAATCCTGAGACTAATAATGGATACTACTTTGAGATAGCAGCACTAACTGAAAACAATATTGAGTCATACGATAATGCTGACGCAATCCACAACATCTTGTTCTACAAGGTTGGTAAGGCACAAAATGGATCAACCGAGAAGGCTGTGCCAATTAAGCTTTGGGGTGGGCTAGCACAAATTCTTGTAGACGATGGCAAATTCACTGGTCAGTACCGTATGGCTAATGAGCAAAATCCAACGGTATATGACTTGGCAGTTGAGTACCAGGATGTTGGAACATCAAGAAGGTTCTTCCTGTACGTTAACAATAAGCTAATTGCTACAGTTATGGACGACACTCCTCTTCCAGTATATAACAATATGGCACTGTTTGTTCGTGGATCTTCTAGGTTGATGTTTGAAAATATCTATGCTATTACCAACAACTATTCTCAGAATACAGTGTATGCCCTGGACACCCCAGTAAACGCAGCATTCTCTGACGATGAGATTGATATGAATGAATCTTTCCGAAAGTATTCCATGAGTGGAATAATTCAGTCTAGCTATCTATCTGGTATTAGCCCTGCCGAGCCACCAAGATATAGCATGTACTTTGAAGAGTTTGGAACTATCATGCGTGAAGCTGCATACTTTAATATAAGATATGACAAGGCGTTCCCAGCACTATACGCAAAGCTATCTCCAACCTTCAACAAAATTAAGGGTTATACAACTTCTGGCTTTATTGCTAGTGCCTACGGTGCTGAGTTTATGGTATTCAATGCTACAGACACAGCTCTAAGCCTGGATGAAACTAGTGGAAACTATCTGAGAATTCAGGGAGTCACATTCACACAAGAGTCAAGGCATGAGTACAGCGTGGATGAATATTTTGATAAGAAGAGTGACTACTCTAACCCTCAGTTCTCTGCAGGTCAGCTAGTATCTTATCCAGTCAAGTCTAAGAAAGACTATCAGGATATTAAGATTAGCAGGCTTACCCACGGTAAAAAAGAGTTTAACCTTGATGCACCATATATTCAGTCACATGATGATGCAGAAAACCTATTGGGCTGGATGATCTCAAAGATTATGAAGCCAAGACGATCCATTGGCCTAAAGGTCTTTGCGATGCCAACGCTACAGCTTGGTGACATTGTAGAGCTTGATTACAAGGATAACGAAGGAATAAACCAAGCGTCACTTGACGGTGCAAAGTTTGTTGTCTATCAGATAGAATATTCTAAGTCACAGGATGGACCAGAGATGACTGTATTTTTAAGTGAGGTAGTGTAATGGATTCTAGACCAGCATCAGTTACTAGCAACAGCTATGGCTCCGAGACAAACGATTCTGTAAAGGTTGCTACGCCAGATATTTTAATCTTAACAGATGAGGCTATGTCTCCAGAGATAATGACTGACCTAATCTTTGAAGATATTGGTGGTCAAGAAATTATTAGCATTGCCAGGAATGATATTATTAATGGTCAAAACGTTTTGTATCAGCCGATTAAAAATATCACTAGCCTTTTTTATCAATACAATCCTCAAAACATTTTGGCTTTGCCAAAAACTGACAGGGATTATTTTAAGAACTTTCCAATATCGCTACAGTCTCACATTCCAGAATGTGGTACTGGATACGATGTTGTAAGCAACGTAGAGGTTTCTAACTGTAAGTATGTCTATGTTGATCCAGCAACAGGTAATTTAATTATTAATGTGATTAATATGTTGCCAGGTCAAGAAGTCGAGGTACAGATAATGACCACAGCAAGCGTTCTAGATGATACAATATATTAGGATATTATGATTACTAACACTGGAAAAGGCATTCTTGCCAAATATTTGATTGGACAGGCACCAGCCTATGCCTCTTACATTGCCGTTGGCTGTGGGCCTCAGGCCTTGGATAGCGAAGAGCCTGGATTTACTCCAGATCAGATTGAAGAGTACTCTGCCAAGAATGCTCTAGACTTTGAAATGTTCCGTGTCCCAATTATTTCTAGGGGATATGTTAATGACGGTGGCGACGTTAAGCTAGTGCTAACTGCTGAGCTGCCAACTGAAGAGCGATACGAAATCACAGAAGTTGGTGTATTCTCTGCTGGATCTAACCCATCAGCAGGTGCATTTGACAGTAAGAGTGTTTATTCGTTTACTGAGACAGAGGGGTGGGAATATCACACTAACACTGGTGTGAAGGAAATCCCAACCATATACTCACCGCTAGACGACAGGGTTGTTAAAATAATTGGAGCAACGGCATCTGGTGTCAATATAACGTATACTACCGATGCAGCACATGGTCTTGCTGTTGGAACTGTCATCTCTGTATCTGGAATATCTCCAAGTGCATTTAACTTATCTGGAAAAGCAATTGCAGCTGTCCCAACTTCAACAACTTTTAGACTTATTGCAGACTCTGCAGTAACTGGAACATTTGCATCTTCTGGTTACTTAATTAATGATGTTGACACAAATATTATAAATCAGATTTATCCAGTGTTTTATACAAATGCTGACAACAAAACCTTTACAAATACAACAAGGCTTGCTCGCAATGAGCGATGCAGGTTCCTAAATAATATTGTTATGATTGCTGGAAATGATTCTGTTTTATCTAAGAATCAAGACGGGGCTCTTGATGTCGATTCTGGAAACCACATTCACATTACTAATGCATCCTTTAACTTCAACAAAAACTCTCCAACAGATGAGCTTAAACTAGCTTTTTCAGTTATCAGTAAAAACCCTGCTTTAAATGTTGCTCCAGACAACGTAAAAATTTTGGTAGAGTTTTCATCTTCTGATACATCTTCTTCTGGAGAGCATGCAAAATTTTCTGTAAATATAGATAATGAAGGGTTTTCTGGAGACGGAGATAAAACTGTTGATTTTGGTGCTAACAGGTATTTCGTAGTTTCAAAGCAACTTCAAGAGTTGTCCTATACATCAGGATTTAACTGGGATATTGTGACAACTGTAAGAGTTTATGCTTATGTTGAGGTTAATGGCGAAGCGTCAAGTGGTTTTTATGTCGCCCTAGATTCAATGAGGCTAGAAAATCTTACTACAAACAATCCATTATACGGATTGACTGGATATTCTGTTATGAAAACAGATGGAGCTTTGCCAATTGTAAAGCTTGCAAACACATCTAACTTTATAGAGTTTAGAATTGCAGTTGGAGTAGAATAGTGGCAGACAAGGGAATAAAAAACGTAGTGGTCTTAAAGCAAGACCTTCCTGCCATAAATGCTGAAAATCAGTACAGCGTTAGATATAGAATAGTTTCAGATGACAAAAACAGATACTCTCAGTGGTCACCAACATTTTTGGTTCAGGGTAATGACGTAACTGAGGTAGATGCAGATGCATCTGTTTCTGGACGAGTAATTTCTATAGTGTGGAGTGACCCTGAGTCAAGAGCTGGGTATGATGTGTTTGTAAAGTTTGATTCTGATGACTACTTTTACCACGGCAGATCTAGCACAACTAACTACTCGCTCATCAGTCAGGGAACAACTTCGTTCAAGTTTTTGATCCAGGTAGAAAGCATGGACAAGCAAGTTAAACAATCTATTAAAATCTATGAATCAGAAGTGATTCCTCTGGTATAATGTCTTAGGAGAAAAAATATGGCAAACATTCCAGTACCAGAGCGTGGTCAGCCTTTAGACCTAACGTATATCTATCAGCTAGCTAATGCTGTAAATCAACTATCGCTGCAGTCTGCTTATTCAGCAAATAAGTTTGTCTCTATTGAGACCCCAGCAGCTAACGTTGGTAGGCAAGATGTTAAGATCACAGACAGCAGGATTATTGGTGGGTACCAGCAGCTTGCACCTAACAGCAACGTAACTGCAGGATCGTCTGTTGATTTTTCGTATAACTTTCCAGGTGCTGACTTCAAGTATCCTCCAATCGTAACTGCAACTCCAGTAAATATTTCAGGAACAGAGGCAGGTAGCGACGTATCAATCATTATCAAGCTTATTACAACTGCTCGTGTAGAAGGTGTTGTTAAGTTTGGAACAGGTGGTACTGCATCCGTAGGCATTAACTTAATTGCTGTAGGTGTACCAAACTAGGATATCCTATGGCTCTAGTAGACATGAAGTCCTATAATGACGCACCAGTAATTCCTGGCAGCAAGAAGGTTTGGTTTTTGAATGGTGATCTTGTAAGAGTACACCACCTAAATAAATCTAACGGCATCATGTCTGTCTACAACATCACAGAAGATCAGCTTGAGAGCTGCCTAATTTCTGACTTTAAAAGAAATCGTGAGAGAGCCTATACCGTAGGAGAGACGGCACAGCTAGTAAACAGGCACAAGAAGTACTTGCCAAACTTAATGAAGCGTGGTATAATTCCACACCCAACAGGATCTCAGAAGGGTGGGGCAACTGGATGGCAAGTAAGAAGTTATTATTCGGAGTCGCAAGTTCGTGACATTCGTGATATACTAGCTTCCTACCATATGGGAAGACCCCGTAAGGACAAACTAATTACAAATGATATAACACCTTCGCCACAAGAGTTGACACGGCGTATGGGTGATGGTATACTGACTTATACAAGGACCGAAGACGGTCGATTCATTCCAGTGTGGTCTGAATCAATTTAACAGAAAGAAAAACGGGTATGAATAACGAAGACACTAAGGTACGTGTAGCACTAGGCTATACTCTTAATCTAGGCAACTTCCAGTCGCTGCGTATTGATCTTGAGGTATCAGACAATAAGCGTGAGGGTGAAAACACTAATGACGCATTTGAACGTGTGTACAAGTTTGTTGAAGACAAGCTTGCTGAAAAGGTCAAGGAAGCATCTGCTGAGGTAGAGGCAAAGTAAATGGCTGACCGCAAAGACCAAATGGCTTTGCTAAGTAAGTTTGAAAAGCATTACAAGTTCAAGTACGATGTAAAGCCAAATTTAAATCGCTGGGCGGAAGCCTGGGCAGCTGATGCAATCATAGACTCATTTGGTTTGCACAAGTGTTACGAGATGCTAGAATACTATTTTGATGTTCACCCATCTCCTACATGGAAGAATTTTGCAAACCAGATTGACAACTTGATTGAGTCAAAGAGTCGTCTAGAAGACGATAGTATTGAAAGACTAGAGCGAAGAAAGAAAGCAAGAGAGTGGCTAAGTGACTAACGTAGAAGATAGAATTATATCTGCGGTATTGGAAGACAAGCAGCTTCACGTTTTGCTACAAGCAAACGTTGAGTCATTGCTAAGAACCCATGGAGACATTTGGCAATTCATTCGTAAGTATGCAGAGCTTAATGGATCTGTTCCACCAACATCTCTGGTTGTCGAAAAGTTTAGAGACTTCTCTCCTGTTTCTGGTATTGGTGCTACTAAGCATCACCTAGAAGAGCTTCAGGCATCGTATCTAGAGGATAGCCTAAAAGAGATTCTAGTTTCTGCAGCAACTGACGTGCAGAATGGAAAAGGTGTTCAGGTCCTTGAGTCGCTAATTACAAAGACATCTGAGCTAAAGAAAAACACTTCTGTAATTAGGGACATTGACGTTACAGATCTAGAGTCTGCCATTGCTTACTATGAGCACGTTCAGAAGCAGCAAGAGCTGGGAACTATTGGCATCAAGACTGGCCTCCCAGGATTTGACAACTACCTTCCTGCTGGCATTATGCCAGGACAGCTAGGCGTTATGCTTGCTTATCCAGGTATTGGAAAGTCTTGGCTATCGCTATACTTTGCGGTACAGGCATGGAAGCAGGGCAAGTCACCAATGGTTATCAGCCTTGAGATGAGCGAGACAGAAGTTCGTAACCGTGTCTTTGCAATCATGGGTGAGGGTCTTTGGTCACACAGAAAGCTTTCTAATGGTCAGATGGACATTGAGGACCTAAAGCGTTGGCACGAAAAGACTCTTAAGGGTAAGCCAGAGTTCCACATTATTTCTAATGATACTGGTGGAGACATTACGCCATCTGTATTGCGTGGAAAGATTGATCAGTACAAGCCTGACTTTGTTGTGGTTGACTACTTGCAGCTTATGTCTCCAAACCAGAAAGCAGATAACGAGACGGTACGTATGAAGAACCTTTCTCGTGAGCTAAAGCTTATGGCAATTGGAGAAGAAGTTCCTATTATCGCTATCTCATCTGCAACGCCAGATGACGTTACAAAGCTAGATACAGTCCCTACCCTGGGTCA